TATAATCCTTTATCTATTGAAGTATTTGGTCAGGATTTGGCTCCTTTCTGGGGGCAAAAATATTTTAAGTATGGTGTTCGTGTGCCTGATTATGTAGATAAGAAATTAAAGAATCCTAAAGAAGAAGTAGATAGGCAATTTGTGGCTCGTCTTCCTAAAGAAATTGCAAACATAGCCAAAAAGGGTGGTAAAATTATCCCTTTAGATTCGGATAAGATAACTGCTCTTTATTATAAGAAAGACGATTGGCAAGTTTGGGCTAAACCCATGACTTTTTGTGTTCTGGAAGATTTGATTATGCTTCGGAAGATGAAGCTGGCCGATCTTTCTGCTCTTGATGGTGCAGTTAGTCATATGCGTTTGTGGAGGCTTGGTTCTCTAGAGCATCGGATTATGCCTACTGAGAATGCAATTGCCCGTCTTTCTGAAATGTTAATGAATAATGTTGGTGGTGGCACAGTAGATCTTATCTGGGGGCCAGAGTTAGATTTTAAGGAAAGTTCTGTAGATATTAGTAAATTTTTAGGTGAAGAAAAGTATAAGCCCGTTTTGAATAATATTTTTGCCGGTCTTGGTATTCCCCCCGGACTGACTGGTCTACCTACCTCTCAGGGATTTTCTAGTAATTATATTAGTTTAAGAACACTTATTGAACGACTTCAGTATGGTCGTGATACGATGATTAGATTTTGGGATAAAGAATTAAAGATTGTTCAACAGGCTATGGGCTTTAGAGCGCCCGCCCAAGTTGTGTTTGATAAACATATTTTATCTGATGAGGCGGCAATGAATAGGCTTCTTGTTGAGTTGTCAGACAGAAATCTTATTAGTGATGAGGCTCTTCAAGAGAGATTTGATCTTATACCTGAGATTGAGCGAGTTCGTCTTAACCGAGAGGTTAGGCGGAGGGAAAATGAAACTATGCCTTCTAAACTTGGCCCATTCTCTGATAACACTAAAGAATCTGTTAAAAAGATTTTTGCTCAACAGGGGATGATGAGTCCTGCTGATTTTGGGATAGATGTTAAGGAACCTCCCCTCCAAGAAAAAGGCGGGACTATTCCAGACACCAAGGGGGAGCCGGGGCAGGGTCGTCCTCCCGGTCTTCAAGATACTGAACCAAGGCAGCGTCGTTCGATAACGGTTGGTTGGGCTGAAGAAAAATATAATATTATTGAGCATATGACTATCGGTGCCTATTTGGCTAGTGTGAAAAAAGAAAATATTGATAGCTTAAGCGAAAAAGAGAGTTCGGAATATAATCACTTCAAATTTTCTTTATTGTGTCAATTTACGCAGAATCAGGAGATAACCAAGTCTGAAATAAAGCGCATACTGAGAGGGAAAATTAATATTCCTGCCCCTATAGAGGCTTTAATTAGTAAGACCGAAGAGAGGTTTATTAAGAAAAAAGGTAGGCCCCTGATTGAAAAAGAAAAGAAAAAAATATATTTATCTGCTTATACTATTTATGCCGGTGATACCAAAGTGGTGTAAGATTATTTTGGAGGAATAAAACAATATGAGTATTTGCATTTTTACGGCAGAGAAAGAGGCTGGTTTGGAAGAGTTAATTTCTTCTTCCGCCGCCGTAGCACTTTGTGCTGATGCCGCTGTTGCAGATTCATTTGATTTGAGTCCTCACACCAAGGCTTATCTTTCTACTAAGGGTGAAAATAAAAATCAGGTAGATCTTATCTATTTAAAGACGATACTTGTTTCTACTGGTTGGAATCGGAACGATGATGTGTTCGATCCCCTAGAGATGTGGTCGGCGAAATCCAGCCCGGAAGATAAGCCTTTTAATTACGAACATCACCAAGATGACATTATAGGGCACATAACTGGATGTTACTCTGTTGATAAGGCAGGAAACATCGTGGAGGGAGATGTCCCCCCGAGTGAATATGATATAGTCGCTAGTTCTGTACTATACAGAATCTGGGAAGATCCCGTAAAGCAAGCCCGAATGGATAATATCCATGAGGAAATTACGCAAGGAAAGTGGTTTGTTTCTATGGAGGCCCTTTTCCAAGGGTTTGATTACGCTCTATCTTCTGAGAAGGGTATTGAGCTTGTTAGTAGGAATGAACAAACAGCTTTCCTAACAAAGCACCTGCGAGCCTATGGCGGCTCTGGAAAATTTGAAGAAGCTAAAATAGGACGAGTTCTACGCAATATTGTTTTTTCTGGCAAAGGACTTGTGCGTAAACCAGCAAATCCCGATAGTGTGATCTTATCTACGAGTGCTTCATCGGGGTATGATGAGGAGAAGAGTATTATGAATGATGAAAATAAATCTATGATGAAAGCAGAGGATATCAATATGGAAAATATTAACGAAGTCGCTATTGCCGAAATTAAGGCAGAGCTTCTAAAGACGCAAGAAGAACTTGCTCAGGTAAAATCTGAACAGCGACTTTCTTTGCGTCTTTCAATTATTGCAGAAAAATTGGATGCTGATAAAGAGCATTCCTCTGCTCTTGCTGCTGCTCTTAATGGGCTTTCTGAAGAAGACTTTAATATCGTTGTAGCAACTGCTGAGAGCTATATGGCTCAAAAGATTGCCGAATATAAATGCGAGCATTCTGAAATGGATGCTATTAAAGCTTCTGTTGATGAGCTTGTTAAATGTTACCATTTTAACACTCCAAAGCCGAAGGAAGACGATCCTGAAGGAGAGGCAGAAGCCAAGCCAATCGCAGGAAAATATGTGCCTCAAGCTAAAAAGGTAATTTGTCCTATGCCTAACATGGTCACGAGTTCTGACGATTCCGCAGAGGAAGAAACCACTTCTGATGCGCTTGAAAATGCGGAACCAAATGAAGAACCAGCTTTGGCTACTCAAGCTGAGAGCCGTCAGACCGAGAAGGTCGCTGCTCAAATCGCTGCTTACTTTGGAGTAGGTAGTGAGAATGTCGAAGAAGTTTAAATTCTAAATAAGGAGAACCAAAATATGGCTCTTAAACCTGATCGTTCGATTCTTGAAACGGATATTTCTTTGGTGTGCAATGATGTCATCGGCAAGGGCGTAGTCCTTGTTTATGCCACAGGCAATACCTCGGCTTCTGGTGCAGGGGTTCATTCCCCCGGTGCCGCAGAAAAAGCGGCGGCTTCTTCGGGGAGGATTCCTGCCGGAATTAGTCTCGCTAGTTTTGTGGATATTGATCAAACTCGTTTTCATAGGAATTTTCACAAAGATGAGCAAATCATCGGTGAAAAAGCCCCGCTTCTCCGTAAGGGATGGGTTATTACTGATCAACTTATTAGTGGTTTGACAATCCTCCCCGGTGAAACCGCTTACCTTGGTGCTTCTGGCCTTTTGACTAATGTCGCTAGTACCAATCCTAAAGTCGGTCAATTTGCAACCAAGAAGGATGCTGATGGTTTCATCAAAGTCCATATTAACATCCCTTCCGTCTAATTACTAATTAACAGAAACCAAGGAGAATACTAAGATGAAAAAGCCTACTGACCAGATGATTGATCTTTTGCGCCGAACCGGGGATAGTCGTTATGACCTTGCTACCGCAGCTCAAGTTGAGCTTGCTAAGGCCCTAACGACCCCCCTTCGACAGGGCGTTCTTAAAGGTGATATTATTAGCGGGATTTTCGAACCCGTTTACTTTGCACCCGGAACATCCACTGAATTTCCTTTGGACTTCATTTCTCCCGGTACTGAACGGGATTATGTCGCCTATACGGTTCCTGCTCAAGGCCGTATTCCAGAACGCCATGTTGAAGGCGATTATGTCATGGTTCCCACCTATGAGGTCGGGGCTTCCATTGACTTTGCAATGAAGTATGCCCGAGATGCCCGTTGGGATATCGTCGGTCATGCAATGGAAAGTCTTGAAGCTTCGTTCGTTCGTAAAATGAATGACGACGGCTGGAGGACCATTCTCGCCGCAGGTTATGGCCGCAATCTTGTGGTCTATGATGATGCTGCTACAGCAGGTGTTTTCACCAAGCGTCTTATCGCATTGATGAAAACTATTATGCGCCGAAACGCCGGTGGTAATAGCACTTCGCTTAACCGTGGTCAGCTTACTGACCTCTATATCTCCCCAGAAGCTATGGAAGATATCCGAAGCTGGGATTTGACCCAAGTGGATGACTTCACCCGTCGAGAAATCTACCTCGCCGGAACTGGTGATCAGGGTAATCAATCTAGCATCTTCGGTGTGAAATTGCACGACCTTGATGAACTTGGTGTTGGCCAAGAATATCAAACCTACTTTACCAGTACTCTTGGGGGATCGCTTCCCGGAAGCAAACTGGAATTGGTGGTTGGTCTTGACCTTTCCAAATCTGATAGCTTTGTTATGCCTTGGAGACAGGAAATCGAAGTATTCGAAGATCCTACTTTCCATCGTCAACGTCGGGTTGGTTTCTACGGATTCGGCGAGTACGGGTTCTCCGTTCTCGATAGCCGCAGAGTACTCCTTGGCGCTCTGTAATAGAGTCGTCAATCTGCAAAGAAAACAGGGGGCTAAAAAGCCCCCTGTTTTCTTTTGTAGGTGTATTTTTATGCGGGGGAATATAATATGACAAGAATAATAACTAGGGTTATAGACCAAGATGATTTTTATGGAGTCCCCGGATCTGGACAGGTCGTTATCTATGATAATGTCGGAAACGGAATTTTAGGATTTAAAACTGGTGCGGTTACGAGTGGTGCGGTTACGAGTGGTACGGTTACAAATGTTTCAGGAACAGGAACTGTC